CGCGCAAAGTCCGCTCTTTCTGCGTCTCTCTGTCGCTCCATCCGGCTAAGCTGCTTGCGGAACCCCTTAGGCCACTTACTGCGTTCGTCCGTGCTATCCGGCTCACCGTCTCCGGCTTGCTCCGCATGGGGATCGGTTGCGGTTTGTTTGCCCCCATCTTCCTCGGCTTCCGGTGTCTCAGTCTCCGCTTTCTCACCCGGTACCGGGGTTACTTCGGCGGGGGCTTGCAACAATCCGTTACGCTCTGCAAGATCCTTGTACCGTGGGTTGCTTAGATCAAGCCCTAGCTCTTCGCCACGCTTGCTAAGATCCTCGGTACTGATTTCGGTGTTTGCACCATTGGTATTAGCCATGTCGGCTCCCTCAACTGATTATGCCCGTTGTCGGCATGGAGCGACCCGCCCCCCGGTCCTTGGGTATGCCCCCAAGGTTGGCTGTTTACAATATACCCGCCTGTGGTGCCGCATCCTGTTTGATGAGGTCTGCCTGCAAGCGGCGCAAGTCCTCGGCCTCCTGTGCGGCGGCGTCCATTTGCGCCTTACCCTCTTGCAATCCGGCTTGGCCTTGGAGCTTGAGTAGCTCCAACTCCATAGCGTTTTGGTGCTTCTGCTCTGTTAGGGCTTGGTCGCTGACTACCTTGATCTCCATATCCCGGTTGGCCATCTTCATCTCCAAGAGCTGTTGCTGAGCAGCCGCCAACTCCGCCCGGAGTGCATCGGCCTCGCTAGGATCTTGGGGTTGCTGTTGACCCGCACCCAATTGCATCATGCTAATCTGCTTGATACCCTCAATAACATCTTCATCGGCGTTATCAATGCACTCAGCCACCTTGGGGCCAAGCACAGGGGTATAAGCCGGGCCAAGGAGCTGACCTAGGGCGATGTAAGAACGCATATTGTCCTTGCGCTGTGTGCTAAGCAATGGCCCCGCCGTCACCCGCACATTCAAGGAGTTTAGGTCAATGCCCTTTTCCTGTACATTGGTGCGGATCTTCTGCGCTTCGCCGTTAGGCTCCACAATCAGTACATCCCGCTCAGTATCGTAGGTTTGTAAAACTAGCTCAGCCGTCACATAGCCCAACCGCTCAATGCTTGAGGCGAGGTTTTCGTAGAAAGTGCTATTAACGCTCTCCGCCGAACGGTTGCGCAATAGAGCCTCTTCTGCCGTCTGTTGCCGGGGGCCATCGTCACCAAAGCCTTGAGCTGGCATACCCACAACCTCAGAGATTAGCGAGAGCATCCCAGTGATTGTCCCCATCGTATCCGATAGGTCAACGCTAGTGTTGAGCTGTTGCGGAGGCGTTACTGGTTGGCCGTCCTTGTCTAGATCGTCCCAAACTAGGAGGGGGTTGTTATCCCTTGCGCTATTCTTCCACTGCTCAATCCAATTGCCGACAGCCCTAGCACTCCCCATGAAGTTACTTTTAGGCGATAGGGCCAACCGCTCCGCCCCTAGCGACCCTGCGTAGTTGGTGATACGCTGAGCATCAATGCCCCGATGCACAAGGCCGATATACTCAATCGTCTCATTATGCCAGTAGGGCAAGCCGTACACCGGGACAATAGGCAGGCACTTGATAGGTAAGGTCTGCTTAGAGACTACCTTGTTACCCACCACCTTGATAACCTCAACGGTGGTGGACTTGACCCGCTTACTCTTGGTATGGGTGCTAGTCCTCTTTTCCGACTTGCTACCGTCTTCGGCATACCACACCTCACGCCACTTGTGTACCCGTTCAAAATGAGTCGTTACGGGGAGAGTGTCGCTAGTCTTGGCATAGGTTAGGCTCTTTGCATCAACGATCTGCAAGCTATCGCCAAGGCCGTTGTCGGTTACATCATCGCCAAACTCAGCCTTGGCTGCGTCTAGGCCGATTACATCCGAGTGGATAGCCCACTCTGCATCACGGCCATCAATAGCAACAGAGAGAGGGTCTAGGTAGATACTGGTGGGGTTGAGTACTGGCATGATTTGCGCTTGTACATCCATGCTATCGCCATACTCATCTGCGTACTCCGTGGTGACATAGAGCCAACCATATCCACAGGTCGAAGCATTGCGCAAGGCGTGACGATAGGCGAACTGAGCATTAGATAGTTGCTCTACCCCTGCAATAACGCCTGTAAGCCCCGCCGCAGGGCCTTTAGCATCGGGTGAAGCGGCCTCAAATCCAATGCCAAATGGGGAACTATTGTAAGTCCCCACCACACGCTCAACGAATTTATCTAACACCGGGAAGCTGAATGTCGCACGGTTCTTGCCCCGAACTAGCTTGTCGGCCTCTTGGAACTGCGCACCCTCAACGCCTGCACACATTCTGAGGTCGGTCTTGCACCTAGCGTAGATCCGGCCCCACTTGCCTTTGCCTAGACGGATATGCTCTTTGACCTTGGTGATGTCTTCGGGTGTCGTGTCCATTTACCATGCTCCTTGTGTTGGCATCCAACCCGCCGCTTGTGACAGTTTCCGCGCTATCTCATCGCTTTGGGTTGCGCCCGGTAGTGCTGGCCTGTTGGCTAGGTCGCCGGAGTATCCACAAGAGAGAGCTAGTGCGTCTGCCTCATCGGGGCTGTGTCCTATGGCTTCGCGGATCTGATCTTTGGCAATCAGCTTGCGCTTACCCATTTCGGTTAGAATATACTCTGTAGCCAAGATCTCTTGAGCCAAGCCCGGCCTCCGCCCTATCACCCCCCCTAGAGCGAACCAATCACCCATCCGCCGATACAGCCATGCCCTCATGTTGTGGCAGTCCTGCTCCGGGGCCGCATCGCCAAAGATCCGCCCGATTACATCACAGGTGCTAGGTAGTGCCGCCCGGAACCTTGGCCCTAAAAACACACCTATTCCGGACTTGTCGTAGATGAGGTAGTTGGCCTTGTGTTGGGTCACTAGCTGCCGGGTTATCTCCATGATAGGGCCATCGTCTGCCGTGTACTCCTTGCGGATCTCCACTAGCTCTAAGCCCTTGCGGATAGCCCAGCAGGTCGCATCACCACCCGCGCCAATGTCTAGTCCAATGCTTACCACATCGCTGATTGGGTGCTTCGCCAACCCTGTCATGGAGGCTGATACTAGAGCCTCGCTAACGATTGACATGGAGCTAAAGCGGGGGAACAGACCACGCACCTGCACCCGGACCACATCGCTATCTTCCCCGTACCGCTCTACCAGCTCAGAGATTTTACCCTTATCTGTCCAACGGCTTGAGCGGCTATCAATGGGTAGGTACTTCCACAGAGGGTTGCTTGCCGTCTCATAGAAATAGCCGCTGTTGCGGGTTGGGTTGCTCGTTAGTAGCATCTTATTCCAACGCTCAGTACAAGAGGCGTATAGGTTCTCAATCAAGATATTAGGCATCTTAGACGCTTCGTCTAGGATGTAGAGCATATTCCTGCTGTGATAACCACTAACCGACTCCACGCTATGCTCACTCCAAGTGACCCGCTTGATGTACGCGAACTCCGGCTCTCCCTTGAAACTCACCATCTCGGTAGTGTACTCAAACCACTCTGCTATTGCAGAAGCCTTGAGCATGGATATCAGCGGGGGCCATAACACGCCACGGCTCTGCGCATCGGTATTGGCAAGCATCAAGACTTTGGCCCCGCGCCGTGTGGCAAGCACCCAACCTGCCGCAATCCCATCCACAATAGTTTTACCGATACCACGCCCGGAGCCAATGGCTAGATAGTCGTTATCCCGGATCCCCTCTAGGATAGTCCGTTGGTTATCATCCGGCTCTAGGCCCAATATGTCAACAGCGAACCTACAGGGGTTATCCTTATAGGTCCGCTGGAATGCCTCCATATCCGCCCTAGTTAGGCGTGATGGGGCAAACAGTCGCTTGTCAAGCATCCGATAGAGCTTGGGCTAGTGAGGTGATCCCCACTTGACCGCTATGCTCAATCTCCTGCTTATCGCTCCAACCGTTGTTTTTGAGACCGAAAATGCCAAAGGCCGGGGGCATTAGTCCGGCTGCTGTCTTTCGCGCTAATTGTAAGGCGCAATGGTTCTTGGCAACTTTTAGGGCTTCCGCAATTCGCGTATTCTTTTGCGCAAATTCGGTGATGCGTTGAGGCCAAAGCCTGTTTTCAGCGCAAAAAGCCTCTAGTGTGAACTCTTGGGGGTTGGCCTCGTAATAGGCATCCATCTGATCGGCTAATTCGTCAAGCCTTTCATCCGTCCAAATAGGCTTCGGTCCCGGCTTCGTCATCCTCGCAACTCCAGTCGCTAGATTGGTCTAGCAGCTCCACAGATACGGCCCGTGGTCGGCTCTCGCTGTCAACCTTCCGTAGCTGTTGTGCTGCGTAGATTGTCAGCGTAATAGGGTAGTCACTCCGCACCCTCTCTACTTGCATGGCCTTGCGGCACCATTGCCTGTAATAAGCTAAGAAGTGGCCTGTGTATGGTGTTGCGCCCCTATCAATCCGGCACTTGGTCGGATCGTAGAGCGCAACAGCCCTACAGAGAGCAATATACCCTATGCCTGTCTCACAGCCTGGAGGCCGTCCGTGATTGCCGATACGCTCCCACAAACGAGAACTAGCCGACCGTAACCCCATCTTTGAGGCCACAATGTCGGCTAACAACTCTGCATCAGAGGAGTATCTATTCATCGTCTCTATTTAGCGCCGCCTTGATTTGTTCGGGTGTAAGCCCCTTGCGGAGTAGCAGGAGGGCTTTCTTGTTTAGGTCGGCTATCAACATTCGCTTAGCTAACCGTCTTTGGTTTCGGGGGGTGTCTTTCATGGCTATAATTTACCTCTTTTTTGGGTATTGTAGTCCCTCACCACCGACACAACCATAGTTACACCGACTAGAGTGAGTAGGGAGAAAAATGGGATGTATGCTCTCATTCTCCGGACTCCAATCTTTTTGCGTGTTCTGCCACTATGTGTGCGCTAGGTGCCAACCATTGCTCCCAATACATTGCAATGTCGCTATCATCCGCATCAATAGGCACATAGATATCACTTCTAGCCGTTCTCCGCTTATCTATTGGAGCATCGCAAATAACAAAGTGCCTGTATTCTACGGTTTGTGGAGCAGTAGGAATGTGGCCGAAATCGTGCTTTCCATCTTTGATAAAGTGGGAAAGAATAGACATTCCGGGCCGCACTTGATCTAATAGCGTGTAGAAATCTTTGTCGGTTAT